ACTTAAAGCTTGATCTTCTACTAATACATTAGAACCACTATTAGGATAATCATTGCCATCTATTTCATACATTACATCAATAGTGTCACTTGAATTATCTGTAATATATTCTATATCAATTTCATATATTTTTTTAAATATATTAGGCATTCCAAAATCATCATCTTTTGTTATTAATACAAATGCTGAATTATTAGTTGATGTAAAGCTTAATTTTCTTAAATCTTTATTATTAGATGAACCAGTAGCAGGATCTGTATATATTAACAAACCCCCATAAGGAAGAATAGAAGCATTTCCAGTATCTTGAATCTCATTGCCAGTAAAATTTAACATATTACTTTGACTTGTGCTTGATCCACCTGGAATTAACCAATAAGGATTAATAGCAAGTGGATAACCATTGCTCCATGATTGAGTGTCTATATCGAACATTTTCATTTTAGTAGGTGCTTTAACATTATCAGAAAGTATAATTTTATTAGAACTACTATCCCATCCAACACCAGGCCCTCTATCATCACTAGATCCAGCTGAATAAAAATCTGTCCAATCTTCATAGCTAATTTTTTGATTAGATATGTTTTTAGGTTGATTATTAACCATCATATATAAACCACTTTTCGCTACCCAAAAAATACCTAAAGATGATTTTGTTACTCCCCAAGGCCCACTAACTCCTAATCCATCATATTTAGCAATTAATTTCCAAGAAGCTTCATTTGGATTAGATACGTCAATTAAATATAAAGCATTCTTTTTAAAAGCAAATAAAACTCCATTAACATATTCTAAAGCAACAAATTCATCTCCATCGTTACCAGCTATATTTAATCTATAAGAAGGTGGAAAAGTATCATATTTCCCAACCGGTGTGTAAAATATTGCATCACCCATAGTCCTTGCTAATCCACTATCTGGATCAACATAACTAGCATTTGCAACAAATATTCTTTGGCCAGCTACAACAGAGGCTTTATAACCATAACCTGCAGATTCCCCAAAAGTTAAAGCATATTCATTTGCAGAATATCCATTAAGGTTTTCATAGGTTTCTACACCTAAAGATTTTATTTCATACTGCTTGCTTTTAAGAGCTGTAAAATTTGTATCAGTCCATCCCATATTCTCACCACCAGTATCCGCATCTCTAGCAGTTTCCCAATCATCATAATCATCAATAGTAGTTAATCTAGTTCCTCCACCAACTGCTCCAGAATTATAATTAGTCCTATAATCTATATCCATTAATAATGACCATGGAGCATCGTCATTTACTCTTCTCATATAAATACGACCACCAATAATTCTTTTATCAATATATGTATTATTTTCACTAAGATTACTAAGTCCAGACATATGTACTCTAGCATAAATAAGTCTTTCATCTCTGACTTCAAGATTCTTTCCTTCAAATTTAGTTATTAAAGATTCTTGATTCCCTTCATATATAAAACTTTGACCAAATTCATAATCATCTTCAACAAATAATCCACCATCAGCTTCCCCAGATGTAAAAACTTCTAAAAGAGCTCCATCACCTGGAAATGGATATATTTCATAAGATCTTCCATCCCAACTTGCTACATTATTTGCTGTTGTAGTAAGAACAGATTGTTCTTCATCAGCTACGGCTGTTATTTTCCAAACATCATTAGCTGCCACATCATAAGCAACAAGCCATCTACTACCACTATTAGCAGCTGATACACCAGATGTCCATTCTTGGAACTGTTGTCCAGAATTTGTGACAGTCCATGTTCCCGATGCTGCATCGAGATCCATTACATATGGACATTCTACCCAAAAATTATTTGCATCAATTCTAACTAATAATTTATAAATACCATTATATCCACTAAAATCATCATCACTAGACCATGTGTTTTCAATTTTTATCCATTTATGATCTTGATTAGTAGTAGATCCATCTCCATATTTAAAATCTTCATCTATTAAACCATGAGATGTGTCTGTAATATTAATATTTTGTCCAAAGATCCAATCGGTAAAATTATCACCAGAGCTAGTATCTGAAGCTTTTCCAATATTATTTGCAACCCCACTTGTAAGGACTGGTTGCTTTCCAATTAAAGCAGTTGTACTTGATGAAGTAGCTCCGCTAGTTTGAGAAGAAGCTGATGGGCAAGTAGCAGATAGATTTAAAGTATGAAATCCAACAGTTGGTTTATTAAGAGTATTTGATGTAGAAATCCATTCTCTATCAAGTTCAACTCCTAATAATTTTTTCTTTGTGTCTGTTCCTATTCTACCAAACCATTTAACAGTATTATTTGTATCAAAAGATGCATCAGCAATTCTAAGAGCTCCATCTGCATAATAAAACTCAGCTTGCATAGCAGTTCCACTTCCAAGATCAAGAATATTTTCTTGCATCATATGATCATCTTGGTCAGCTGCATCATTATATCCAAATAAATCTATTTGACTATTTGATTTATCAGCAACACAAATATATTCACTTTCTCTTAAACTTAAAGTATTAACAGTATCAGAGTATGAATAATCTGATTTAAAAGAAAAAAGACCTCGACCTGGATATATTGTAGCTGAATGATCATCAACTCCTCTAAGGGAAGAAGGTTTAATTGTTCTTAAAGCTCCTCTTTCATCACACATTACTCCTTGAGCTTCAACAACTTCATTTTCTTTTATAAACTTAGAGTTTACTTTTGTATTTACACCACCGGAAAAATCTCTATATATTTGATACCTTTTAGGCATATTTAATTACTTCTTTTTTTTCATTTTTCTAGGTTTAGATGCTTTTTTCTTTTTCTTTGGTCGACCTACTTTAGATCCGTATGTTCCTTTACCATATGGCATAATAAACTCCTTTATAGTCCTAATCTATTTGATATTTTATCTACTTTAACTCTCATAGATTTAAATTCTTCTAATAAAGTAATGACAGCTAATTGACATTCTTTCAATTCTTTAGATAATTGATTAATGTTAGTAGATTTTTTTGAAACATCTTTTTTGACAGTTTCTTTTTTACTTTTGTTTTCTGTTTTTTTATTTGACATTATTTAGCGCCAAATACTTTTGAGAAAAAGCCTTTTTTCTTCTTTTTACCTTTTTCGGAAACTTTCTTTCCTTTTTTCTTTTTCTTTTTTACTTCACTAGACATAGCATAAGTATCTATACAACCTATACATTCACAAGATTTAATCTCCGCAGGTTCAGCATTTAAAGTTGTACTTAATAAAATAATTGGAATTAAACTCATCAGTCAGCCTCCATATCCATTGAAACAGCTAAGAAATCAGTCATTGCGTCTACGCAAGCTACTAAAATTTCTTTTTGCTTTGCATCATCATACTCTTTCCAATCTGGTATTTTTTTTGCAATAGCTTCTGCTATTCTTTCTTCAGTTTTTGAATCTTGCAAATTCTTAACTTGTTCTTTCATTAAGTCTTTTGCGAGTTTTTTAGCAAACTTTATTATAAGTGCTTTCATTATTTTCTCCTTTTAATTCCAACCTATTAAGGTTGCTATTATAGCCATTCCTCCTAGCATATAATTACGCCAGTTTTCCAATGACCTAGTTCTACCATTAGCAATTTTTAATTGCTCTTTTATGTCTGGTAATTCTCTTTGCAATACAGTTTCTATTCTTGTAAGTCTTTCTGTAACTTCCATTCTATATTGATCTATTGGCTCATAATCCATTATTTCTAATCCTATCTAATTCTTTTTCTATATAATTAATTCTTTGATTTTGTTTAATATCTGCTGGAATTT